AGAGCTACTGGACTATCAAGAGAAGCTTGAAGAGGACCTAAGTGGTGCGCAGAAAGACCAAGAGCTACTGGACTATCAAGAGAAGCTTGAAGAGGACCTAAGTGGTGCGCAGAAAGATCAAGAGCTAATTAACTATGAAGAGGAAGCTGGCAAGGATTTAGCCGAGGCTCAGAAAGAGTTTGAAGACTCAGGCACTGTGCTGGGCGACTTGACTGGCGGAACTGGTGGAACTGGAACTACACCTCCCCCCGCGCCTGCACCAGCTCCGGCTCCTTCCCCCGCCCCCACACCTGCACCTGCGCCAGCGACTCCATCGGCGTTTGACATCTTTAGTTTGCTGGCATCTTTAGGTATGCTAGGGGGTAGTGCACCTTCACGAAGCGCTCAGCAAGCGCAGCCTACCTACACAGGTGCGGATATCGGGGAGATCACCCCGTTCGAAGAGTTCTTCACGCCGTACAGCGACTACTTCTACAAACCGCCTGAACCCACCCCTGCTCCCGAGACGAACCGGAATATAAGACGAGGCTGATATGAACCCAGATGATTTTCTTACTGGTAGTTGGGGTAATCTTTTTGGCGACTGGGGCTCAGGTGACATCGATTTCTCTGGGATAGGAGACCTCTGGGGGTCTGGCGATATCAAACTTCCCGAAGACTTTTGGGGCTCCGGTGACATCGACTTTTCAACCATCACGCCGTACACGGACCTTGACCAAGCACTTATTAAGTATGCAGAGCGCTCCGGTACTGACCTCGCCACGGCCCAGCAAAAGTTTGCAGACAGCGGACTGACACTTGACGACCTCAATAAGGGCCTATCAGTTAAGAAAATCACTGAAGGACTGAAGAAAGTCATCGTAGGTGACGACGGTAAGGTCAACCCGCTTGGCATCCTTGGGCTTACGGCACTTGCTCCTAAGTTGTTTGGTGGTCGAGAGACGCCCCCGCCCGCAGGCTACCAAGGCAGCATCCCCAAGTACACTGCAGTGCGTGAGCGCGTAGCGGGTACTACTGACCCAACGCGCAGATCCGGTTCAGGTGGGCGTCGCTATTTTTCTGACATTTCTTACGCGCCCAAGACGGGCGTCGCTGCTGATGCTGAGAAAGATGCTGCTACGCTTGCTGCCGCAAAAACCGCTGCACAAAACCAAGCTGCAGGACTCGCAACCCTCAATACATCCAACCCGGCATACGAGAAACGTCCTAAGTCTGTACTGCCAGCGGGTACGACTGGCGCTCCGGTTACGCGCCCCACTGCTGCATCAGGCGTTGCAGACCTCCTGCCGGTTATGGAGCCCAAGCTGATTGAGCAGTACATGGCTGACAAAGCGTTTGTCGGACCTCGACAGCAGACAGATGATGCGTATGAAATAGTTAAATTTGATAAACCGCCTAGCTCTACGGCGATGCCTTCGGTATCAAGCGATATTTCAACGAGCCTTTATGCACTTGCGAACAAATCGCCAGCGCAACAGACAGACCAACAGAGTGGGCTTGGGGCGATAGCTGGAGGAACGATACCGCCGGGACTGGTTTTGCCACATGATCGCGGACAGGATTTACCTGGAGTTGACTATGGGGCATTGTATGCAGATGCTGCAAAGCGTGGTTCGGCTACCAGCCTAGAGGCACTTCTTGCTCCGCCTAGTTATGACACGAAGCCGATAGGTGTTGAATCGAACACCGCCCCGACAACAACACAACCACCCATCACAGCCGCTCGTGGTGGGCTTATGAACCTTGCTCGTGGGCGCTACCTGAACGGTTCAAGCGATGGGATGGCCGACAAGATTCCCGCTACAATCGAAGACAAGCAACCTGCACGTCTAAGCCATGGGGAGTTTGTGGTGCCCGCCGATGTCGTAAGCCACTTAGGTAACGGCAACTCTGAGGCTGGTGCGCAGCGTCTGTACTCCATGATGGACAAGATTCGCAAAGCCCGCACGGGTACCACCAAGCAGGGCAAACAGATCAACCCGAACAAATACCTTCCTGCGTGAGGCAGCTATGTACAGATTCCAAGCCGGTGGTGACGTTGATTCTAGCGTAGGCCAACGAACAAGCACTGAGTCTTCCCTATCCACGTGGGCGGGGGATTATGTCACCGACATGCTGGGGCGCGGGCAAGCAGTTGCTAAGACGCCTTACGAAGCCTACACCGGACCGCTGACTGCAGGTCCGTCTGAACTCCAGACCAAAGCGTTCGAAGGGATCGCGGGGCTTTCGATTCCGACCGCAGATCAGACCTCATACACGCCCGGTACGTTTACAGCAGAGTCCGCACAAAGCTACATGAACCCATATCTGATGGCGGCGCTTCAGCCTCAGATTGATGAAGCTCGTAGACAGGCTGAGATTGATCGAGTTATGCAGGCGGGTCGGCTTGGTCGTGCTGGTGCATATGGTGGTGGTCGCCAAGCCATTATGGAGTCTGAACTTACGCGCAATCTTGCTTCTAACCTTTCGGGTATCACAGGTCGTGGGTATCAGACTGCGTATGACAAAGCGATGGAGCAGTTCAATACCGAGCAGAATCGGCAGATGCAAGCAGCCCGTCAGGCGCAGCAGTATGGCCTCGAAGCGCTAGGCGCTCAGACAAGTGCGGGTGCAACGCAACGCGCAATCGACCAAGAAGGTATCGCAGCCGACATCAAGCAGTTTGAAGAAGAGCGCGACTATCCGTACAAGCAGATTCAGTTTGAGCAGTCGCTTCTCAAGGGCTTGCCGCTTCAGTCTGCGACTTATGGGTATCAACCGCCGTCAGGCATTTCTGAGTTTATGGGTACCAGCGCAGGCATCCTGCGGTTCCTAAAAGATATTGGCATCATCAAGGGTGTCTAACATGATTGATCAAGAAGTCCAGCGTCGGATGGACGCATACCGTGGCAACCCACAGATGCTGATGCAGCGCTACCAGCAAAACCAACAACTCATCGACCTGCTTGCGCTTCAGAAGATTAAGTCTGAGAAAGAAGCCGCTGCCCGTGAAATGCAGATGCAGATGGCGCAGAACCAACCCGGTGGATTGCCGACTGTTGCTGAGCAACGTGAGAAAGAAGTGATGGACCTCACGAAACAAGAGCTAGCGCAGCAGGTTGGCGGTACGCTCCAACAGCAGGCACAGGCTAAGCAAGCTGCGATGCAGAAGCTGATGGGTGGGCTTACTCAAGCACCCGGTGCTGGTAACGCGATGCAGCCTCAAGCGATGGCAGCGGGTGGGATTGTGGCGTTCCAAGCAGGTGGTACGCCCGAGGATCAGCTTACGATGACGGATGAGTCACCGATTGATGAGAAAGAAAGAGAGTTTGGTATTCGTGATCTGCTGCGTCGGCTTGGTGCTCGTGATGCGCAACTTAAGCGCAGTATAGAAGAGGAGTTTATGCGCCGTCGGGCGCAGCGTGAAGGGCGTGAAGTACCTCCAGCAGCCGAGCCTGCACGTGAGCCTGCGCGGCCTGGGCTTGCACAAGTGTTAGAAGAAGCGCAGCCAAGTCCTGGTCTGCCAAATTATTTTGAGCAAGTACGTCGCTCTATGCCGCAGCCTGAAGCTGCGCGGCCAAGTCCTGAAGATGTTATGGCACAAATGGCCGGTGGAATGCGAGCGGCGCGCAGTGCTCCGCCTCGGGAAGAAAGACAAGCTCCTGCTGTGGGTGGTCTAGGTGACCTAGCGCGAGCAGCGGCACCGAGTGTGCAGATGGCTCCGACGACGGTGGAGCCTAGTGAGTTTGAAAGGCAAGTCCGCCAAGGGCTTCTTACACAAATGGGGCGTGACCCCGAAGCTCGTGCAGCTGCGCTGGCTGCTAAGTATCCTGGTATGCGGCCTGAAGATCGTGAGGCCCGCGAACGTGCGATCCGCGAAGCTGAAGCGCGGATGGCTAAAGAATTTGACCCCAGTAGCCAACGCTTGAACTCACTGATTGAGTTCTTGGCAGGTGGTGCTGGTCGGTCTACGTTAGGTAGTGTGGGTGCAGGTGCTGCTCGTGCAGCCTCTCGATATGAAGCTCAGCAAACTGCTGCCCAACGCGAACGCGCTAAAGAAATTGAAGGCATGCGCGAGATGCTGCGTAAGCAGGGTGAGGACGTGGAGCGTGGGCGGTTCACATCCGAGTTGGAAGGGCTTAGAGCTTTTGAACCGTCGGCACGGTCTGCGCTTGAAGGTGCTTCGCGTGTTCTTGGGTCAGACATTTCTGCAACAGCTCAACGCGAAATCGCGGCTGAACAACGTAAGTTCCGTGAGCTTACTGCGGCTAATGCGTCTGAAGACAGGCTTCGTGCCGGGTATGGCAACGCGCGTGATAGGCTTGAGAAAAGAGTAGCCGAGATTCGTGAGGAAGCACGTAAAGCCGCAGAGAAAGATCCAAGATTGCAGATGCTTGCGTTTAAAGATCGTTCGAAGATGACGGCGGACGAGCTTGCAGCTTTGCGTAGGTATGAAGACGCGGCAGAGATTCAGATTCAGGCGCTTCGTGCGCGGGCCGCTCCGTTGCTTCGAGACTATGAAAAGCAGTTAGGGTATCCTAGTCTTGACGAAGCGATGCCAACCCGCGCTGCACCGGTAAACACGCAAGGCTTCAACCTTACAGGTGTACGGCCCTCGAAGTAGGAATCACCATGCCTATCTATACTGTTGAAGGCCCGGACAAGCGTACGTACGACATTGAAGGCCCCGAGGGGGCTACGCTTGAGCAACTGGTTGCAGTCATACAGCAGCAGGGTCCTGCCTTTATTGCTCAGCAACCTAAACCTTCGACGCTTATGGGCGAGCTTCGCCGTGGTGCGGAGCAGCTTATCTCTTCAACCCGCACGGGTCTTGGCGGCATGTTTGGTTCCCCCGAGGAAGCTGCAGCTGCAGGCATTGAACGTGGGCGTGAGATCAGTGAACGTGCTGGTGAGGGTCCGTCATTTGAGCGTTTACAACGCGTGTACCAAGAGCAAGGAGTGCTCCCTGCCGCAAAACAGGCGGTCTCTGATCTTCCTCAAGCGCTTGCTGGTCAAGGTGCCAATATTGCTGCGGTTCTTGCGGGTGGCAAACTGGGTGCTATGGCGGGTTCGGCGGTTGCGCCGGGGGTAGGTACGATTGCGGGTGGTGTACTTGGTTCTGCCGCTGCTGTTGCTCCGCAACTCTTTGGTACAAACATCGAGCGACAAGTCGCTGAACAACGCGAGCGTGGCGAGACCCCCAAAGTTGATGTAGCTAATGCTGCGCTAGCCACGGCTGCACAGACGGGCCTGGAAGTTGGTGGTGTCGCCGCAACTTTGGGTAAGACGGCAGTGAAAGGTTTGTTGGGCGTTGCCGATGACGCTGCGCTTGCTGCATCTAAAAACAAAGACGCATTGCTCAAGATGGCGCAGTCGACCGTTGCGGGTGGGGTTGCGCGCGGTGCCGCTATCAATATGCCGGTAGAACTTAGCCAGAGTATTATCGAACGAGCGCAAGCTGGGCTTGACCTCACGAGCCCTGACGCCATGAAAGAGTATGGCGAAGCGCTTTATCTAGCAGGCTTGGTAGGTGGTCCGCTGGGTGGGGTTGGACGGGTTATGGATCGCAGTGCGGCCCGCCGTGCTTTGACCCCTGAACAACCGCCGGCTCCTGAAACTGCGCCAGCTCTTCCCCCGGTAGTTCCGCCTGAACCCGGTGCGCAAGGTGAATTATTTCCTACCGGGGCTGCGCCTGTAACTGAGCCTGCTGTTCCGACGCGGGAAGAGGACACCGAGCGCCTGCGTTCCTTGCGTGAAGAATTTGATCGCTTGCAGCGTGAAAATGAGCGCCTACGTGCTGCACCTGAAGCGGACCAAGCCACTGCACGGGCCGAAGCGGAAAAGCTAGCCCCACAGCTTGAATCGTTACAAGCCGAGATTAAGGAAGTCAGCAAACGTCTGCCGCCTGAAGATATCAAGCGCCCTGGCCCCGTGCCGGTCACACCCGTTGAAGGGCAGTACGAGTTGGCGTTTGATGAGCGCGTTCGTACGCAAGACTTGCCAAACTATGGTATTCCCACGATTGGTGGTACGCCTGCACAGATTGGTGTGCGTGGGTGGATGCAGGATAACGTCGTTGGTAAGACGATCCCGCAGATAGAGCGGTTGGTTAAGCAGCAGCCGGAGCTTATCCGTGGTGAGGGGTTACGCGCTCGTGCGTTGCGTGAGATGATCACTCCCCAACCTGCGGCCTTCAAGGAGCCCGTTCGTGAACCCAGACCAGAAACACCTAGTGGAGTTGCCGAGCAGCCAGAGCTTGACTTTGGAGGAGCTGAGCCAAGCGTGGCAGGTCCTGTCGAGCCTCAACGACGGCCTCGAAGAGTACGAGCTACCGAGCAACCTGCAGCATCTGAGCGATTGGGATTGGAACCTGCTGGGGATGTTGCTGAGCCGGGAGATGTGGTTGCGCAAGAACAACCCGCTGCACTGACCCCGTTCGGAACGCAACTCCAAGGCATGCTGGATGACTCTTGGGAAGACTTCAAACCCGATAAAGCGCCGCCTCTCAAAGACCTACCGGACTACGTTCAGACGCAGTGGGCTAAGCGTGTCGCTGAGGCCAGCAAGGGTGGTCGTGGTCTGAGCATCCTCGATACCGAGAAAGTGCTGGACAAAGCACTTGAGAACGTTGGCTATGAGTTGTACAACGCTCAGCAGGAGCCCTCTGCAGATGCAGCACCTGGGCAACTGTTTCGCACAGATGCGAACGGGCAACAGGCACAGCGTATCTATGAGCAACTGACGCCTGAAGCCAAAGCCACGGCGCAGAAATATGCCGAGTCTTATACCAAGATGAAGCGTCGCGGGAAAGACACGATTGACGCTATCCGAAAGCGCGAAAAAGCGTTAGCTGATCAAGCTCAAAAAGAAGCCGACGAAGACGCGCTCGAAGCAGAGCAGCCCAAACCCCGCAAAGAGCGTCGCGCTAAGAAGCAGGCAAAACCCACTCCGGCACCGGCGGCTGAATCAACCAAAGAGCAAACTCTTGATGAAACAAAAGCCATCGAAACAACGGTCAAACAAGCTATTGAAGATAAGCTAAATGATTTTTTGGTTGGGGATCAAGTTCGTTTTGGCAATACGCCGGGTGTGGTAATCGGGCTTGAAGGTGACTACGTTCGTTTTCGCCCCGACTCTGCTCGTTCACCCAAAGCATATCAGCGCGTACCAAAGACATCGCTTACGATGGTTGCACGGCCCGATACAACCAGTGAGGTCTCGTATTCAAAAGAACAGGACAACAAGTTTGGCGAGGAAGCTGGCCAACTAAACGCCAACAAAGGGAACTTAATCCAGTTGCTTGGTTCAAATATGTACGCAGCTAACCTTGCAGACGTTGCTGTTAAAGAGCTTCTGCAGAATGCGTTTGATGCGGTCAAAGGTGCGGTGTCTAGTCTTAAAGCGCCTGCGCTTTATAAAACTGGCTCCATAGAAATTAGCATCGACTCTGATACGCGGACCATCTCCATCAAAGATAATGCTCGTGGTATGACGCCCGAGATTGTTCGAGAGGCTTTCTTTACTATTGCAGGATCAGAGAAGTCTGACTTGCCACCCAGCGAGCGTAGCGGTGGATTGGGGTTAGCTAAGATGGGTTTCATGTTGGGCTCTGAACGAATCCAACTTGACACCGTTCGAGATGGTGTGCGCGTAACTGTAGACGCTACTGCACAAGACATTGCTAATGATAACTTTAAAATTGTTAAGTCACCGGCTCCTAAAACGGATCACGGAACTACAGTTACGGTTAAGATTCCCGAAAATTATATTGAGCAAACTACTGGAGACCCTAAACCTATTTGGTTTCCATATAGCTTAAGAAGCGTTGGACCTTTAAACAAACCGTTGATCGGCCCTGTTAGTGTAGATTTAGTTTTTGACGGTGAAAAACAAACCCTTCCGGTGGGGGAAAACTTTCCCGCAGATAAGTATCAGTCGTTCAAAGCTAACTTTGATTGGGGGTCTGCGGACATTTACTTTGGCATAGAACGTAAAACCAAGTCGTATGACACCAATCATCAAGTTTTATCCAGTGGTGTTTATCAGTTTGATGACAGGTTTCAACTGAACAACGAAAAGATTCCGTACGACATCATTGTTAATGTGAAGCCTAATGTCGGCGCTCGTCACCCCGATTACCCGTTTGAAAATAGTCGTGAGCGGTTCAAAGGGCGGTTGAAAAACGACATTGATTCATTAACGGCGTATCTTGGGCAGATTGCCCGTGGATATGAAGCGGCTGGGCTACAAGAGTCATTCAAGGGAATTGTCTCAATGCCTCGCGTAGAAGCGGGTGCCGACATTGCAGGAATGGCTGATAAGCTCAAGAAGAGTTTTGGCACTCAGGGCGCACAAGCTCCGGCAGAACTCAAGCCCTTACCCAAAGAAGTCACCATCACACCAACAGATGTGCGAGACACCAGAACTCAACAGGTTTTGGTGGACACCCAAAAAGCCGCAGAGAAAGAAAAAGAATCTACTTTCAAAGGCGAGAAGGTAAAGACTGCGACTGACTTCATGATTGACATGAAGCAAGACCCGAAGCTACCGATCTTTCATAACAATACTAACGTAGATTTTTTGGAGCTTGGCAGAGAGTACGGCGAGCCGGAGAAGTTCTTTGCGGAACTTGGGACGCTAATGGTTGAGATGAAAGAGGATCTTGCCAAGAGTGGCATCTACGGCTACGAGAAGCTGTCACCTGACAACCTGTTTTTTGCTGGTGTCTCGATTGATAAGGACTACGGCGGCGTACACATCAAGGTTCCGTACAAGGCCGTCTTGGTCAACCCGTTCTATGACTGGGGTGCAAGAACCCTGTTTGGCGTTCGCCAAAACCTGCTGAACACCATGATTCATGAGATCGCGCATACAGGTTCAATGGATCACGGCGTCGCTCACAACGGCCAGATGATAAAGGTTGAGCAGTATCTTGCGGACGAGGGGCTGGTCGATTATTACCGGGACGCAATACTTGATTTGTTGCGCCGCCACGAGTCAACATTCACTGCAATGAGGGATGCGTATGGACGATCTACAACGAAGAACACTGCAAAGTCTCTTGAGGATGTCCAGAAAGACACCGCCGCAGCATCAGCTAGAGGAGATCGAGGCCGGAGTGAGGACGAGATTAGGGCTGTATCAGCAGGAGGAGGACGCAGAAGGGGCAAGGGTGTACGAGAAACTGCTGCCAGTCGTGCTGAAGGCGAAGTCAGCCAAGGACCTAGAGGCGTTAGTGTAGTAACCCCCACCGAACAAGACATGCAGCAAGGGTTCTCGCCGCAACCCGGTGGAACTGCGCGGCAGTTACAAGACATTACGATCGACCGCATTACCAAGTTCCGGCGCATGATGACGGATGCGGGTGCCACGGTCTTCAACGAGATCGCTAAGAACTTCAACAATTCCGTTACCACGGCGCTCAAGGACCCGCGTGTCGAGGCAGTCTATCGACAGGCCGAAGCGTCAGACCAACTGGTACCGGCTGTGTATCGACTGGGTGTCGTGCGGCGTGACAAAGGCACGAACCTGTGGAAGGCGGCTAAAGCTTCCGGTGTCAAGTCTGTCCAAGACATTACTGAAGAACTCACGCAGTGGGGCAAAACTCAGGGCCTCAAATTCGAAGCTGCGTGGAACCGCGCTGATGAGCTTCTACGCGCTGCACGAGAGCATGAGTTTCGTCGGCTCAACAAGACTCAAGAGAAGGGTCGTAACTTCCCCGTCAGCATGTCGGACGCCGACATCGACCGCCTGTACGCAGAGTACCAGCAAGACAAAAAACTGCAGGCGATCAAAGATGATATGGACAAGCTGCGGTTTGATTTCGTTGATCAGCTTGTTGCTGTGGGCCGCATCACCAAAGAGATGGGTGCAGATTGGAAGGCAGCCACTGCCTACGTGCCGTTTGATCGTGTCGAGGAGATGGACTCCAAGTTTCGGCAAAAGCGCAGCGTCGGTCGCGGTATCGCACAGCTTGGCCAACTGCCTGAACTCGTGAACAAACCCGGCACTAACCGCCCACCCAAGAATGTCTTGGAAAATTACATCGGACTCATTGGGTGGATGACGCAAGAGGTTGTACGTCAGGATGCTACCCTGCGTACGCTTCGCGCTTTGGAAGACATCGGGCAAGCTCAGTTCCGCACAACCCCACCGCCTGAGTCAGACCGCAAAGTTGCTACCTACGTTAACGGGGAAGAGCGATATTTTGTCGTTGCTTCGCCTTACCACGTCGCTGCATTCCGAAGTGATATCACACCGCTCCCAGGTATGTTTACGCTCATGGGGCAGTTCTCACGCGCCCTGCGGACGGCGATCACAGCAATCCCGACGTTTACTGCAACACAGCTTCCACAAGATATCCAACGTGCCATCATGGCCTCGGGTGTGCGCGACCCCGTTGCGCTTACAGCTAAGACACTTGGCAACTTCAAAGACTTCGCCAAAGCTGCAACGCTTGGAAAACTTTCTGACGTTGCACCCGAACTGTCTGAGTTCGGTGTCGTGGGTGGTGTGGACTTCCACAAGTCCAATCCTGCGGAGTCGTTCCTGCAAAATATCGGTAAGCGCAACCGTACGTTGCTCAAGTCGTCGAAGTTTGGTGAGCTATTGAACCGCTTGAATGGCGTAGCACTGGCCTCTGATATTGCGGTTCGTAAAGCCATCTACGATCAAACGATTGAAGAGACGCAAGGTGATCGGCAACTTGCGCTTGAGCGAGCACGAGAGATCATCAACTTCCGTAGGTTCGGTGCCGGTGACCCGCTCGGCATTTTGCACGTAGCAACGCAGACTATCCCCTTCTTCAACGCATACCTGCAAGGTACAGATGTTCTTTACCGTTCACTCACTGGTAAGGAAGCGCCCTCGGGATTGAAGCGTAACGCAGCGCTTAAGCTGTACTGGACAAACGTCGGTTACCTAATGGCTGCGTCTACGCTCTATGCCATGCTGATGGCGGGCGATGAAGAGTACGAAAACATGGACCTGCGTGAACGTGACCGCACGTGGGTTATCGGTGGTGGGATAGGTATCCCGGTCCCTGCCGAGATCGGCATACTCTTCAAGTCAATCCCTGAGCGTGTGCTGGAGGTCTACCGCAAACACGGAACGCCCGAAGAGGCTGTCGCTACTGAAGCACTGCTGGGTTGGTTCCGTGCAGCGTATGAAGAATATCTCGGTCGGCAAGTGCCGATCCCTGCAGCGGCTAAGCCTTTGCTTGAGAACTTCACAAACTACTCATTCCTTACCGGACGCCCACTGGAAGGCATATTCCAGCAGGGTCAGCTACCTAGTGAGCGTGTGACCACTCGTACCTCAGAATTGGCGAAGCAAGTTGCACAGTTCACTGCCGCCACGACTGGCGTAGAAGTCTCTCCTATCGATATTGATAACGTCGTACGAGGATACCTCGGTACTACGGGTGCTTTGGTGCTAGCTGCTGCTGACCAAGCTATCAATCCTAACCGCGCGGATCGACCACTGCATCAGATCGTTGGGCTGTCTGCGTTTGCTTATGATCCCATAGGTACGCGGCGCACGTCGGAGTTCTATGACCTGCGTGAAAAGGTTGTGCAGACACACAACTCGCTTAACCAGATGATGAAGACGAACCCTGAGCGGGCTTTTGATTTTGCTGAGAAGAACGCGCCGCTCTTGATGACCTACAAGATGGTCAACAGCACACTGGAAGAGCTTGAAAAAACTCGGGCTATGAAGCGCTATCTGGATACCGACATGGCAGCACAGTCGATGACAGGCGAAGAGCGCTTGAAGATGAAGCAAGAGATCCAGCAGTACGAACAGAACCTCGTTGAGTGGGTGCGGGAAGCGAAGAACTCTCTGGGTATCTAAGGCATACGCCAGATACGGATACCCAGTTTCCCAAACTCACACCGCTGTTGTGCTACAAAGTTTAGACGAAGCGCTGACCGTACGCTGCGTAGTTGCTTATTGACCAGTCCAAGATCAGCGCTTGTCTTGATGAACACCGAGTCACCGATGTTCATCGCCTCCCAATGAATCCAATACTTCACCCCGAACAGGTTCAGGCACCGTATCAGGTCCGGCAGGGGTTCGATCAGGTTGGGTGGCTTCACCAGCGTCGTCTCGAAGCTGGCTTGTAAAGTTGCTAGTTGTGACTCCAAGTTCTTCGGCAATGAAGCAGTATGACCGGGTAACTCCGGCTTCAAAACCAAGAATGGCTCCAGCTCCGATTCGTTTCGAGGTGGCGAGTCCTCCATGTTTCATCATCCCTCGTTCATTCCACTCCTTGATAGCTTGACGAAAGTCAACCTGCCGCTCAGTTAAAAACTCTCTAAGCACATTACCGGGTACCCACAGCTCACCCGTGTCTGGCTCAAACCGCATGCGAAGCTCCATGCGTGGTGTCTGCAGTGCAGCCGGTGGGATGCCATTGATCTTATTGACGTTGATGACCAGTGCGTTAGTCAAATTCTGATTGATGAATGTTGAGAGCACATCATCCGTCACAGCACCAAAGTCCGATGCGGGCAGCAGAATTTCACGACGTATGGTGGCGATCTGTTCAACAGCGTAGCGATACACCGGTGCGATAGGTATGCTGTGCAGGCCCAGCGTGTTAGCGATCATGCCCCCTGCGATGATGCAGGACAGCACGTGTGAGTAAAACCGATCAGACTGGTCCAGGTCAAGGTCTGCATCCAAGCGCTTCTGAGTGTCGCTGATAAGCTTGCGAACACTCTCCATGTTGTTCATGACGTACTGGATAAAGATCGGACCCGCGAGTCCGTAGTTGTGCTGCAGTTCGCTGAAGACTGCATCTGTTGTTGCCTTCGGTATGTTCAGCGGGCGCAGTACACGCAGCTCAATCAAACGACGTAGCTCGCCATCGGCGGTGTTCTTGAGCCGGATGAGTTTGTCGTACAGCGATGAGTTGCTGGACATGATGAGGAACGTAGACCACGAGGCTGTGTTGACCCGCAAGCGGTTACTCTGAGACTCCATGCGGTGTCTGCCACGACCCTGCGGAATGTCATAAACAAGCTCTGACAACGCCTCATCAGACATGTTGGTCACTTCATCCATCGTGGCGGCTATCGTGTTGAGCATGCCTAGCCACTGCATCTTGGCGAACGTCGTATCGTTCTTACGCATGAGCAACCCGTTGGGATGCCCGAAGATGCTGTTGACGACCATCTGCACGGTGGTCTTGCCAGTGCCCGACTTGTTGCTCATCAAGTTGATAGCAGCACCGCGAATCTCTACACCACCTACCAGCTTCAACAGAGGGGCACCGAACCCAGCGAACACCGCCAACGCATGCGCCTCCATACCACTTTGGGAATAGAAGTTAACGATGTTCTTCCAGCTTTCCAAAGTGCCACGCGAAGTAAGAAGCGAAGAGACTTCACGCACTGCAGTAGATGATGGTGCGAGGGTGGCACCCGATGCTGTGTACTCAAGCTCACCCACTACAAACCCATCAAGGTCTTTGGTCCAGCCCATCTGATTGCGCGTACGGTTTGCAGCCCCACGCTGCTGCAGTTTCTTAAACGACGCTGCGAAATACGCCATGATGTCATCTACCTTTTTATTGACCACCGCCACGCCCTGCTTGAGCAGCGCGTCACGTAGCTTCTCTTTCACTAACAAAACGTAGACCGGCACAATGATGCGACGCACACCATCGTGGGGCGAGTGGATATTGATACCCACCATCTCACCGTCACCTGTGCCGGAGTCGTCGTAGTCATAGAACCGGTCTGTTAGATAGAGGTCATAAGGGTAGATTTCAGTCTCGTGTGGGTCGCCATCCTCATCTTTGGTACGTTTAAACACGCCGCCTGTCGTTGGGCGGAAATAGGGCGCAGGGTAGGTGGGTATAGCAACGGTTACTGGTGTGTTGTTGGTCTCAGTATTCGTAGGCTCTGGCACAGCCTCAACAACATAAGTGTCATCTGTCACCGGCGCTTCTTCAATCTTGATGCCCAACTGTATAGGGCTTGTGATCTTATGAGCGCACCCCTCACATGCCGAGGGATTATTCATGCGGTACCACTCGCACGTCATGGGGCCAAGAGTTTTCTCAGCCTTAGCGATAGTGTCCTCGGGCGTGTACTCTGGATGTGGCTTACTGAGCGTATGCACACTCTCTTCGGCGTCAACACAACGCCACGCAATCGATAGCGCCGCCCGCCACAGCGGCTCCGGCAAAGCTGCTGCCTCTTTGACAGCGTGTGCTATCTGAGCACACCCCGTACCCTTGAGGCTTCGACGTACTAAGCGAGCAAACGATGTAGGGGGAAAGTCGACTTGCGCATGCTGCCGCGTGAAGTCATCCATACCGAACTGCTTGGCTTCACTAAGATCAATTTCAGGCTCGGGTAGTTGTGGCTCAATATCCGATAGATCGAATGAACGCACGGCGCCGAAGAGCTTCACTGCAAGGGGTGGTGTCGATTTGAAGTTATGCGTGTCCGGCATCCGCAGAACCCGTGCCGCATCAGCAGGTACGGCAGTGTCGATCTCAAGGCCATTGTTCAAGCACAGTTTCTTAAAACGCTTCGCAAGCCTGCGCCACTCATCGGCGGCTATGGCGTCGTTCAACGGCCAATAGGCATGCAGTCCGCGCCCAGATGACACAACAACTGGCAGAGGTATGTCTGCATCAATACAGAACTTTTTTAGAGCGTCGTACGCATCAGCTTGAACCGCGTAGGGCTTGTTTTCGCCGCAGTCTAAGTCAAGGAAGAACGCACGAAGGTAAGCTGCGTTCTCTGCGGATCGTGTTGTAGGTTCGTTAAACGACGCTAACGCAAAGTATGCGTTTATGTTTGATCGATTGAGTTCGTCCCCACGTTCAATAACCTCCTCGATTGTGTTATGGAATGTTTGCTTGACCGCTTTGTCATTGATCCCTACAACGCAGTAAGGCCCAACGGGCGGCAGAATGGCTTCATAGAATTGTGTACTCACAGTGCCCCACGGTGATTGGCACACGGGTAAAAAGGCGGGGCAGCAGCCCGTGGTCTGCTGTGTCAGGGAGGGATCAGCCCCCTCAAGCCCCTGGGGTCGCTATACTACGCCAACAGTTCTGTAGCGTTCAAGTAGCACCTTGATCTGCGTCTCCATCGAACTACGCGGTTTGAAGCGCCCAGTGAACCATGAGTACACCGAGTGCCGCGCTACACCAAGGTCTTTAGCTACTTTAGTCGCTGGGATGTTGTGCTCAATGCAGAACAGCCCCAGCTGCACCCCTGGCAAGTTCGGGTCTGCGTTACGTATGGCAGTGACCATAACGTATGAGTATCCCCGTGCATCATTCTTCATCATCAGAACTCCACTGAGCCAGCACATCCTTCACGTCCTTGGGGGCCGCAGCAGGCTCAGCCTTTTTGCTCTCACGCTTGGCTGGTGCAGGCGCAGGTGCTTCGACCACTGCAGCCGTAGCTTCGGGCGTAAAGCTTTCAGGTAGTGCCGGTCCACTTGCCGTTACGTTGGTTGTGCTGAACTTCGTCTCAATCGCACGTTGAGCATCCTCAGTCTTGCCTTGCTGCCGAGACATCTCCCACTCGGGCTTCGTCAATGGGCGCACTGCACGGAACTTCAACACCGGCACAGACTCACTGGTATCGAAGCGAGCTTCCGTCACAACGCCACCCATGGGAATGCCGTGGCCTGACAAAAATTTTGCGTACGCTTGGAAGGGCATCTTCTCGCCCTCGGGCTTGCCGAAGTATGACTTCGACGGAAGCTTCAAGCGATACACGTTGCCTTGCATGTCACCCTCAAGCACCACAGCGGTGTTCAAAAAGAACCGGCATGCACGGGACTTGCCTTCCCCAGAGCCCTCGATGTTTTGCGGACACGTAGCACACGCCGAGGACTGCGGACTCTTGATTGACGCATCAGGTGTCTTGCTATCTGCAGACCAGCAGTCGGGTGCCGTAGCTTGGCCTTTAACGTAACTGCCCGAGTAGTACGTGCGTGATACGCTAGGGGCAGCGTTAACAACTACAAAGTTCATAGCGCGGTCTTCGTTCTTGGCGATCTCCTCGCCACCCACAATCATGCGCCACACACCACCGTCGATTGAGATTGACTTGCCTTGCGGGGTGCCAGCTAAACGCCGCGTGAAGTCGTCCTCATCAGAACGCAGGTAGTCAGGCAGGGCAGCACCAGATTTGAATAGAGTGATCTCAGACATTTCAGTTTCCTTACTTGGTTGCACGACGAATAATGATGGAATACTTCGAATCAGCATTTAGACCTTGCGGTAGTTCTCCTGGGTTTTCAGTTAGGAATTGCTTCATGTGTGACTGATGAATTCGTTGCTCAAGCAGTTGGATCGCGTCGTGCTTCTTGATGAAGCCGTACATCGAGTCCCAATCGTTGGTCCAGTACCGGGTCTTGACGGAACGGGAAAATGTGCCGTATGCAGTCTTGCCACCATCTTGCCCGGTAGCTTTGCATATCTCTAACAGGGCTTGCTCGATGGTCTCCATCTGCTCGTCGATCTCCGCCGCCCTCGATTCGTACTCCCGCTTCAATACGTCCTTCGCATCCCGCATCTTTATGTAGACATTCACTAGCTTCGTTGCGTCCATTATGTTCTCCTTTGTGAAGTGAGATAGTCATTTTACACTGTTGATCAACCATGTCAAGCGATTTCCTCTTCGTAAAGCTGCACCAGCGCTTGGTGCATATCCAATTTCCCATCCAATAACGCGTAAATCCTTTTCTCCACAGGGCTTCCCTGCAGGCGTACAACCGTCACTGGGTTGCGCTGCCCCGCTCGATGCGCCCTCGCATTGCCTTGCATGTACAGCTCCGCTGAAGGCACCGGCCCCCACCACACCACGGTGTCTGCCTTGGTCAACGTCACACCATGCGCCGCAGCTTGAGGGATCAGTAGGATCACCTTGGGGTCCGTCTCAGTCTGGAACTGTTTGATGAACGTCGCCCGCAGACTTCCTGGTGTGCCGCCGTGGATCGCTGCGTTAGTGATGCCGTCCTTCGATAGCAGCTCCGTTAGCCGCTCCAGCACGTGCCGGAAGGGGACGAACACAATCACTTTGTGCGTGGTGCCACGCACCACATCCAGCAGCTCGTTGTAACGGTTTGTGATATCGAACTCGATGACTTCGCGCTCTGTAGAGTACGCGCTGCCTTGGGATACCTGCAGAAGTTTATTGAGTAGCCCTGCTGCGTTGACTGCGGTGATCTGTTCGCCCGCTGCGGTAGCCATCATGTTCTTGCGGATGACTTCGTAATACTGCAGTTGTTGTTTGGTCAGCGGCACATCGCGTGTGGTGTAGAGCATGTCCGGCAGGTCGAGGCACTCCTCCTTGGTGAACCGGATGGCAGGCTTCAGCACACGGTGAACGGTCTCCGCTGCGGAGGCTTTGGGTATCCATTTGAACTGCGTCACTTTATACATCACTTGGTCACGAAACGCCCCGAAGAAGCGTGGTACCGACGCCGGGTTGACGATCTTAGCTAGCCCATACGCATCCACAGGCGACTGCGCAGCCGGGGTACCAGTCATGAGCCATATGCGGGTCTTAGGCAGCACCAGTGAGGCTAGTGCTTTCCATCGGTCTGTGGTTGCTGATTTAATCGCAGTCGCTTCGTCCACGATGATGAGATCAAACTGTTGCTTAGCGAGCGCCTCGCGCACAACCTTAACGCCA